CCTATGAAAGATGAAAAAGGTAATCCAACAAGAAAAGCATTATCTTTAAGAAAGTGGAATTGTTAGTATATCATCAGAATTATGAAAACTTATAAAAATTATGTCTGATAACATCTACTTAGGTAATCCCAATCTAAAACGGGCAAATACCCAGATCGAGTTTACTGAAGAACAAATCTATGAGTTCTTAAAGTGTAAAGAAGATCCTGTATATTTTACACTCAATTATATTAAGATCGTCACTCTTGACCATGGATTGCAACCTTTCAAAATGTATCCATTTCAAGAGAAGTTAATTAGCAATTTCCACGAGCACAGATTTAATATTTGTAAGATGCCTCGTCAGACAGGTAAATCTACAACTTGTGTCTCATATCTATTACATTATGCAGTTTTTAACGATAATGTAAATATTGCTATACTGGCAAACAAAGCATCTACGGCAAGAGATCTTCTCAATAGATTACAACTTGCTTATGAGAACTTACCCAAGTGGATGCAGCAGGGTGTGATATCCTGGAACAAAGGTTCTTTGGAACTTGAGAATGGTTCCAAAATATCATCAAACTCCACATCATCATCTGCTGTTCGTGGTGGATCTTACAACATTATCTTCTTGGACGAATTTGCGTTCATTCCAAATCACATTGCCGATGACTTTTTTGCATCGGTTTATCCAACAATTTCTTCTGGTCAAAGTACAAAGGTAATTATTGTTTCTACCCCTCGTGGTATGAATCACTTCTACCGTATGTGGCACGACTCTGAGAAGGGCAAGAACGGATATGTGGCTACAGATGTCCATTGGTCAGAAGTGCCCGGTAGAGACGAAGAATGGAAGCAGCAGACGATTGCGAACACCAGTGAGCAGCAGTTTAAGGTTGAGTTTGAGTGTCTAAGTGGAGAAACTAAAATAGAAATAATTGATGACGAAGGTAGCACTCATAATATTTCTATGGAAGAACTCTATCAACGAATGTGAGTTTTTTGGATTATAAATAATAATAAAAATGTATTATATCTACTTACTTAAAGATTTGGAAAATAATATTAAATATGTTGGTCAGACTCAGAACCCTAACACCAGAAAAGGGGACCATAAAAATAGCAAACCTCAACATATTTTTGAGATTGTAGAAGAAACCAATATTGCTGAAGATGCAAAAAATTTGGAAATTAATTATATAAAACAATTTGATACCTATAAAAATGGATGGAATAAATCCACAGGAGGAGAAGGTTTTGATAATTACAATAGAACTGGAATAGGTGGTGTAGATAAGGGGAACACCCCTTGGAATAAAGGTGTGAAAAATTGCTTCTCGGAAGAAACAATCTCAAAAATGAAGCAAGTTAGGAAAGGTAGAGTTTTTAGTAGAAAACTTACCGATGACCAAGTAAAGGAAATACGCATTTTATTTGATACAAAACCAGATTTACCATCGGTAGGATTGATTATGAAAAATGGAAAAAAAATGTCATACATCCAAGCATTTTGTAAAGAATATGCTGATAAGTATAATTTAACATCACAAGGACTTAAAAGAATAGTTTTAAAGGAGTGTTGGAAAAATGTTCAAACTTAATAAAGATTTATTGGTAAAAACTCCCACGGGATTTAAATCTTTCTCGGGTATTCAGAAAGTTTATAAACCATTTTATCACTGGATAATTTTTGAGGATGGAACAGAAATAAAATGCTCCGAAAATCATTCGTTTGGGTCAGAAAAAATTAAAGCATCCACAATCAAAGTGGATGACATCCTACAAGGAAAAAAAATTGTATACAATGAAATAGTAGAAGAAGGAGTATATCTTTATGATTTATTAGATGTTGGAGAAGATAATTTATATTATTCAAATGATATAATATCTCATAACTGCGAGTTCTTAGGATCTGTTGATACTCTAATCAATCCCACAAAATTACGAGCATTAGTTTATGAAGATCCTTTAAAGAGAAGTAAGGATCTTGATGTTTATGAAGATCCAAATGAAGATAATAATTATTTAATTACTGTTGACGTAGCAAGAGGAGTTGGAAGTGATTATTCTGCATTTATAGTTTTTGATATTACTAGTTTTCCATATAAAACAGTAGCAAAGTACAAGAATAATGAAATTAAACCAATGATGTTTCCTGCTATTATCCATGAACTTGCAAAAGCATATAATGATGCTTGGTTACTGATTGAAGTCAATGATATTGGAGATCAAGTGGCAAATATTCTCCACTATGATCTTGAGTATGATAATGTCATGATGTGTGCAATGCGTGGACGTGCTGGACAGGTTGTTGGATCAGGATTTAGTGGTAAGAAATCGCAACTTGGTGTTCGCATGACATCCTCAGTTAAAAAGTTGGGATGTTCCAATTTAAGAACACTAGTCGAAGACGATAAACTTTTAATTAATGATTATGACATAATCTCCGAACTTACGACTTTCATTCAAAAAGGTAGATCATTCGAAGCGGAAGAGGGGTGTAATGATGACCTTGCAATGTGTCTTGTTATATTCTCATGGTTAGTAGCACAAGATTATTTTAAAGAAATGACGAACAATGATGTTCGTAAAAGAATTTACGAAGAACATAAGAATCAAATTGAACAAGACATGGCACCTTTTGGTTTTATTTTAGATGGTCTAGATGAAGATGTTTATATTGAACAGGAAACTGGAGATCGATGGGTATTTGCAACTGCACAAAATGAAAATGAATCATTAGAAGTTTGGAACGTTGATGAATACGGTGATCGTTCGCATATGTGGGATTATCGCTGAAGAGGCGGAATTTTATAAATACTTTTAGAATAATTCTGGACCTGACGGGGAATAAAAATGGCGCTAAATTTAGCATCTCCTGGAATTGTAGTAAGAGAAGTTGACTTAACAGTTGGGAGAGTAGGCCCAACCTCTAATAAAATTGGTGCAATTGTGGCTCCTTTTGCAAAGGGACCTGTAGATTCGCCAACTTTAGTAGAGACAGAGCAAGATCTATTAAACAATTTTGGCGAACCATACGCAATTGATAAGCACTATGAGCATTGGTTAACTGCATCATCATATCTTGCTTATGGCGGATCACTAAGAGTAGTGAGAGCAGATGATACAGATTTAAGAAATGGTTGTGTTGGAGTTGCTACAACTACTACGATTAAAATTAAAAGTTTAGATCATTATAATGAATTGGGATATGATGAAAATGCCATCACTGGCGTAACTGTTGTTGCAAGAAATCCCGGTTCTTGGTCTAATGGGATTAAAATTGCAATGATCGATTCCAGAGCAGATCAAATTCTTAGTGGTTTATCTACATCAGGTATTGTTGTTGGTTACGGAGTTACTCAATCAGTTGTTGGAAAAATTTCAGTAGGATTGGGAACAACATCGGATCTTACTGGATATCTTAAAGGAATTGTTACCGGAATTGGAATTAGTTCAATTGATGTTAAAATTATTAGTCATGTACCTTCTTCAGGAACTGAAAATACAATTGACTATCAACCTTCGGGTGTTTATTCGTATACCACTAGTTCACCAATTGGAATAACTTCTACAGGGGGATCTGTTGGGTCTGCTTTAACACTAACTACAGCAGTAGATTGGTTTGATCAACAAATAATTACACTTACGGGATTAACTATCAATTGGAATAATGTTGCTGATCGTCCATCAACTTCAGAATATGCTCAGGCAAGAGGAGCAAGATTTGATGAGTTTCATATTGTTGTAATCGATGATAGAGGAACCATTACTGGAAATGCTGGTACTATTCTGGAGAAGCACTTAAGTCTTTCTAAGGCATCTGATGCAGAATATTCTGTAGGTAGTCCTTCTTATTGGAGAAAGTACCTAACAAATAGTTCTACATTCATTTTTGGTGGTTCTGCACCTACAGGAATTACTACGACAGGATTTGTAGTAGGAACTGGACAGACATTTGCTCCAGCAACAGATATCGGTTGGGATCAAACTACAGAAGGTGGAACTGGTGGAGTTATTTTTGGTGGTTGTGGAGTACAAAATTTAACACTTAGCAATGGTAAAAATTATAATGGGGACACTGGAATCTCTACAAGTGGAGCACTAACTGCATCTTTAGCAAAAATTTCTGATGGATATGATTTATTTGAAAATACTGATAATTTTAAAGTTGATTTCTTATTGATGGGATCTGCAAATTATACAATGGAAAATGCTCAGGCACTTGCACAAAAATTAATTTCTGTGGCAGAACTGAGAAAAGATACGATTGCATTTATTTCACCACATAGAGGATCTGCACTTACAGATACTGCAGTTCAAACTGAAGTAACAGTAAGATCTCCATCAGATATTACAGATAAAGTAATTCAATTTTATTCTGCAATTACATCTACAACTTATGCAGTATTTGATAGTGGGTGTAAGTACATGTATGAAAGATTTTCGGATACTTTGAGATATGTACCTCTGAATGGGGATGTTGCTGGAACATGTGCTCGTAATGATATCAATAAATTCCAAT